AGGGCAAGTATCTGGTTGTTCTCTCGGCACTTCTGGTGCTGGAGGGATCTCTGGTTCTTCGTGTCTTTGTTCTTCTCCATCTTCTATAGGCACAAACCTCATCGGTTCAAAATTCATCGGCTCATAACTTGGTGTCGGAGCAGGACACAAAATCATGTTGCCATCTGGATCATTATTTATAAGACCGTCATTTTCACCACTACGCCTTGCTTTAACACAAGGCATTTCAATAATCGGGAATCCTATCGGTACGTTGATTGGTACGTTTGGAGGATTAACGGTAGGGATATTAATCACATAAGTCCTAACAGGCTCGACCCCAATAGGCTCTACACCAATCTTAGGAATCAAAAGCTAGGCAAACCAAATGCTTTTTTTTCTTCATTCTTTTGCTGTGCAGGACTTAAAGATCCAGTGGGCAATGCCGGACCAGACAAACCGGGTAATTTAATTGCACCCATCACTTTCTCCATTGCTTTGTCTTGAAGCATCTTTTGGTTTTCTTCATTAGTTATCCATAAATAGCCAAACACCCCACCACCAGTAATTGCTGCCACAAGAACAAAAGAAAGTACACTGATAATGTTGAGAATTTTTTGCATGGTACGAGACGCAATCTTAAAAGCTCTTACTCATACTAGCTTAATTGTTTTTATGGGTTTGTTTGCTCTGCTTCCTCTTCAAGGTTTATTACGCCTTCAACAACAGATGAAACATCAGTCTTTGCTGAATCTTGAATTAAAAGATTTGCAAACTGCAAAGCACCATCAAGGAGTTTAACTTGACTATCGGCTTCATTAACAGATTGAACTGCTTGTTCTTTTCTATCTTTAGCTTTTAATAAATCAGCCTTTAAGCCTTCGGCGTATTTTTTAATTGATTCGATTGAAATAGTCATACAGTGATTTTTTTTTTAAACTATAGTCCAATTTTCGCCACTTCCAACCGTAACAGTTACACCACTGTTAATAGTGATCGGGCCAGCCGACATTGCGTTCTTGCCGTTTGTAATTGTGTAATTTGAACTAACCGCTTGATCGTTCTCCCAGAAAATACCATCCTCGGCTCCTGCTGAAATCGTTGCCCAAGAACCGTCTCCTCTTAAATATGTACTTGAAGATGCCGTTCCTGAACCAAGTCTTGCAGTTCCAACCGTTCCTGAATCTAAGTTGCTTGCATTTAAAGAGTTAATAATTGAAGAAGTTACATAACTAGCTCCGTTAGTTAATTGATTATTGTTCGTGACATTCGTAGCACTTGCGGCAATTCCATCTAACTTATTCTTCAAAGTTGTTGTGAAATTATTGTCTGATTGAGTGGCTACAACAAAATCAAGCGTTCCATCAGCATCTTGATAAGTAACAGTTATTCCTGTTTCAGTATTCCCCGTAACCATCCCTCCAACGTAGTCTTCGACCTGTTCCTCTGTAAGAGTCGCAGTTATATATCCTGCACCGTTGGTTAGCTGGTTGTTATTTGTGACATTAGTTGCACTTGCCGCTATACCATCAAGTTTATTTTTAAGAGTTGTAGTGAAGTTATTATCAGTCTGAGAAGCAACTACAAAGTCAAGAGTCCCATCTGCATCTTGATAGGTAACTGTAATTCCCGTTTCAGTATTACCCGTAACCATTCCTCCCACATAATCCTCAACCTGCTCTTCTGTCAGGGTTGCTGTTATGTAGCCTGCTCCATTTGTGATTGCATTATTATTAAGTGAAATATTTGCAGTTCCGTCAAAACTCACTCCTGCAATAGTTCGAGCTGTAGCTAACGCTGTAGCTGTGTCAGCAAGGGCTACTGATATGTTTGCTGTTCCGTCAAAACTTGTTCCGCCGATAGTTCTCGCTGTCGCTAATGCTGTTGCTGTTGCTGAATTACCTGAACAAGCCGCAGACGTTCCAGAACTTGTTATATAACTTGCTCCGTTTGTTAGTTGGTTGTTATTGGTGACGTTGGTAGCACTTGCAGCAATTCCGTCTAATTTGTTTTTTAAGGTCGTTGTAAAATTATTATCGGTTTGAGTAGCAACTACAAAATCTAAAGTTCCGTCAGCGTCTTGATAGGTAACTGTAATACCTGTCTCGGTGTTACCCGTAACCATTCCACCTACAAAATCTTCGACTTGTTCTTCTGTCAGGGTTGCTGTTATATAGCCAGCACCGTTTGTAATTGCATTATTGTTTAACGAAATATTAGCCGACCCATCAAAGCTAACTCCTGCAATTGTTCGGGCCGTAGCCAATGTGGTTGCAGTAGCCGCAAGAGCAACTGCTATATTTGCCGAACCATCAAAAGAAGTTCCTCCAATAGTCCTTGCTGTGGCTAGAGTTGTTGCTGTAGAGGCTGCAATTCCGAGAGCATCAATATCTGATTTTGTTTGGTCTGCTGTTGCTCCACTCTCTATACCGTCAAGTTTAGATTTCAGCGTATTTGTAAAATCATTTGCAGTTAATCCACCGTCTCCTACTGATAATTTATTAGTTAAATTTGCGTAAGAAATATCAATATTAGCCGAGCCATCAAATGAAGTTCCAGCAATAGTTCGGGCTGTTGTTAATGTTGCCGCCGAGCCTGTTGTGTCTTGGTTAAGTGTCGCAACCCTAGCTGCTGCTAATGTTCCCGATCCAATGTTATCTGCATTAGTCGTGTCGGTTGTCGCTGAAGTAGCCAAGCCGAGCATCGTTCTTACTGAACTTGGTGAAATCTCTTCAATAACACCCGCACCAGAAGAATCTCTACCTAATAAACGATCAGTAGCCGATACGTTTTGGATCTTGGCATAAGTAACAGCATCAGCGTCAATCGTCCAAGTATCGCCGCTATTAGAAACTGTTATATCGCCTTTGTCTCCATCATCAATACCACCACCGCCACTTACTTCCGCAACTGACCCATTATCTTTCTTTAGGAAAATCTTACCGTTGTCAGTCCTTACAGCTAACTCACCTAAAACTAAATCACTAGCACTTGGATCGCTGCCACTTGCGTTCTTAAGTTTAATTGTGACTGCCATTTTTTAATCCTCCTAGTGTTTAATTTGTTTTAGTATGTTCCTCCGTTTATATCAAAACCAGAAGTAGAACCATCCTCTAAAAATGTAACCAGATCAGACAAAGCGACCTGTTTCATAGTTCCCGCATCATTGCAAAGGAAACGATCAGCCGCCGCTAAAGTTGTAGAAGTTGCAGAGGTTCCACCATCTATAAGATTCAACTCGGTAGTTGTAACTGTTGCTCCATCAAGAATTTCGATTTCTGTCGAAGTCAGAGCAGCTAAAGCCGCAGCTCCACCAGATTGACAACTAGATAAGGAAGTAAGATCCGCCGCTAATGTTTGTGCTCCTAATGAAGTTCTTGCAGTTGCTCCAGTTTCAAGAACAAAAGTTGAACCATTACCAACAATAAAGCCGCCGTCTGTTGTTGCTAATCCTGCAATTGCCGCCACCGCAGCGTCATAAGCTAAGACGTCTGAACCGATGGCCACTCCGAGGGCCGTTCTTGCAGCACTGGCTGAAGTTGCTCCTGTTCCACCGTTTGCTATTGCAAGAGTATTAGTTATAGAGCTTGCACCTAAATCAACCGCCAATTCTGTTGATTCAATTACTAATCCACCGTTTGATTTAAGATCGACAGAAAAAGTAGTGCCAGATTTATCAAGACCATCTCCAGCCGTAAAAGTTGCTGCACCACTAAATTGAGAAAACGCTAGGTTATTTGTTCCGACAACTGCTGAACCCTTATCGGAGCTACAAACCCATCCTGTATCAGCTTGACTTGAACCTTGCTCAACAAATGTGAAATTTCCTGCTGCATCTTCACCCGCAGCCATATCATCGGCTCTTGCCCATGATCCAGCTTTGCAAAGGTAAATACCATTTTGCGATGCTGTACTTTGGTCTTTTACAAGAACCCTTTCGTCTGCACTAATCGCAACTCCATCAATTGTCTGAGTTCCACTAAGAGTAATATTTGCTGTTGTTGCGATCTTTACTGAGTCCTTTACATCAAGTCCTTCTGAACTGGAGTCAACATAACCTTTTGTGGCCGCATCAGTGTCAGCCGCAGGAGCAGCCAAGCCTGTGATCTTTTGACTGTTTAAGGCAACAGCACCATCAGGAGCCGTAAATTCATTTAACTTTAATAAATCAGCAGCAACTAAAGCTCTGAAAGTAGGAGCCGCAGCCGATCCACTTGCAGGTCCAACAAGGACTGTGTTAGCTGTTTTTGTATCTGTCTTATTAAAAAACGCTCCAGATCCACCAACGGTAATAATTGAACTTGCAGAAGGTGGAGTAGAACCGTTATCACCAAAACCGTAATACAGTTTTAGATCACTTTCATTAAACGCTAATTCTGAAGGAGATAAGCTTGACGGTGCACCATCAGCACCACTAGCAGCCCTTTTTTTAATCCTGATCGTGTTAGCCACTAGAAGTTACCTCCGTTTGTAAGTGTGTCTGTAGTCCAAGTATTATTGGCCTTGAGACTTGACGAGCTACCGTCATAATAAACGATAGATTTGTTTACAGCACTATCAATATCAATCACCGTTCCTTGTGCTCCCTGTGGCCCCTGAGTTGCCACCGTAATGACTGAACTATTATCTTCGTCAATAGTTACCGTGTTTTTATTGGTTGTGATATTTACTGTGGTCATGCAGTGTATCCTTCATCCATATAAATAGTACCTTCTATCCAGTATTCTTTCAGTCCTGAACTGTTAGTTAACAACACATCATATTTATACTCGTCAGCCGAGAAAGTGGCTGTCTGGGTATCTGTCACGCTCCAAGTGAAAGTTCCACCAGAAGCACTCGTCACAGAAACAGTTGCATCTGCTGCTTTTGTCGTTCTACCTAAATCCCAAATCTGTGAAGCTAATGTATATCCACCTAAGTTAATTGCTGCATTGCTTGAATCTTTTAACGTCACAGAAACACTATGGTCCGATCTTCTTTGGATCGTCATGTCATACGTTCCCGGTGCAATAGCCATGATTTAACTATAAGGACTTGTCCCTAAAATAGTTGTATTCCATTGAGATTTTAAAGCATCAGTATCAGAAGCAGATGCAATTGCTGAATCTGCTGGTGCATCTCTTAATGCTTGTTTCTTTGCAACAATGGCCGAAGTATCAGCACTTGTTTCTTGTGCTTTTTGAAATTCAACATCAAGTTCAGCAAGCTTTGGAGTTCTTGCTGTTCTGATATTTGTCTTATGAATTTCTCTGGCTTTCGCCATGTCAATTCCAAATCCCATGTCGATTTAAGGAGTAAATGTCCAAGAATCACGGAAACTCCTATCACTAGGAACAGCCGATTTATCAACTATTGTAGCTGTCTTACCGCTAGGAACATCCTTGTCTTTGATTTGTTCAACAGTTAAGCCACAATTGTCAGAAGGAACAACAACACAAACTTGTCCATTGTCGTCTGTGTAAATAATGCGTTTGTCGGAATTAGCCATTGATTTTTTCTTTTAGTATAAACTTGACTAGGATGGATCGCCGAAAATAATGACAGTAACATAAGGTTCGTCAAAATTATCTCCACCTTCTTTTTCACAAAGAATTTGAATCGATGTAGTTGTGCTCGCCATGAAATTTGAAGTATAAACTTTACTATTGTGATTCCCAGAAGAACTATGGATTGCATAAGCAAAATTGGCATTATCTAACGTAATACTAAAATTAATGGTGTACTTGCCTGTTCCATCATCGGCGATAGAACTTACGTTATATGAGTCTCTGGCTGCTGGTGTTCCAGTTCCATCAAAATTTACCCAAACTTTTGCCCGACCTTGTTCTATCTGAGCAGGAGTTGAAGACGAACCACCACTTGTGTCTTGAATTGTGTTGACTTTAAGTGTTGACATTAGTTGTCTCCAAAGATAGCGACACACATTGTCGGAGTGTCAGAAGTACTACCGCTTAAAGTAAAAGACTCAACGACTACGTTACTTGTCGAAAGAGCCGAGTTTATATTTCCTGTTGTATATGTGACTCCATTACTATGTTTTCTAGTTGTTATAAGGCAGCAAAAATCATCATTTGACATTGAATTTGAAAAAGTAACGGTATAATTGCCTGTCCCATTATCCGTTATAGAAGAAACATTAAATGAATCTCGGATTGCGGCAGTTCCATCACCCTGTAAATTCACCCAAATTTTTGCTAATTGACCTTTTTCAGTTCCCGAACTGTTTTGAAAAACGGGTGCGGCTGATGATGCACTCTTAATCGTGCCGACAGATAAAGTACTCATGGCTTAGGATTGTCCGACTTAACTTTAGCAACATGGTCTTTCCATGTCGTTGTTCCATTTACAGCGTCCCAATATTGCATGTCTAATTGATCGCCAATAGAAGCGAAAGCCTTTGCTCTGTCTTCTTTGTATTTAACAGCAGCAGCTTCTGTATTTAACGTGGTACGTGCTGTATCTATGTTTGATTGTACGAGAGTAATTGAATTGCCATCTTTATCAAAAGCCCCTGCACCATCATCAACAATGACGACATTCGGATAAGCTTTTCTAATTGCCGCATGATCTAAACTCATCCCGACACCTCCTGTAATATTAGTTGAGAACTACATCTCATACCATACGCTTCGTCTGGGTCCGATCCCGAATTGTTCAGGTATAAAGTCGAACTTGCCTCTCCATATAATGAAACGAGTCTTATACGATAAGTGATTGCAGAAGTAGTGCTCGGTGCATCTAAATAATTCACTAGCAAGTTCATCGTATTCGATTGATGAGGAGCTGCAACTGTTGAGCCCATTCTGGCACGGTTTCCAGCAGCAGGGCCTCGGTATCCATCAACAATAGTTGAATCTCGTACTATTACAGCACCTATTGTCGGTTGAGTAAGACTTGATGCAACTTGTAAGTTTGCAGTTATAAGAACTTTATTATTAGTAGATGCCGGAGTTATGGATAAAGTCATCACATCATTTGTATAGGTTCCTGTACTCAGACTGGATTGGGAGAAATGATCGGTTTTAACTGTCTGAATAGTTTGAATAATTCCACCACTTGCTCCGCCAGATAAACCAGCAACGGGAATAATACTATTAACTTTAATCTGGCTCATAAATTAAACAACCGTCCAAGTTTCACCAGTTCCGACTGTAACTGTTACACCTGAGTTTATAGTAATCGGGCCAAAACTGCCAGCATTTTGACCGTTTGTGATTGTATAATTCGCCGTTACCGCTTGACCATTTTCATAAAAGATAGCGTCTGTTGATCCACCTGTTGCTGCTCCAGCATTTGCCCACGAAAGAACTCCAGAACCATTTGTAACCATTGCTTGTCCTGTTGATCCGTCTGTTGCTGGAAGGGTCAAAGTGACGTTTGAACCAATAGCAGCAGGAGCTTGAAAAGCAATATAATTAGACCCATTTCCACTGGCTTCACTTAACCGAAGGTCGGCTTGATTTTCTAAAACCAAGTCAGGGACAATACTCAGAGACGTACTGCTTAAAGAGAATCTTCTTGTTCCACCTGTTGCAATATCTAATTGATTTGCTGTTGAGCTATATATTCCCGTATCTGTATCATCAGAAAAAACAAGAGCAGGAAGGCTTGCGTTTGCGTCAGGTAAACCAATTGGCTCGGTTGTTGTTATTGCTGAATCGGAAATCGTTAAACGTAAAGTGCCCCCACAACTAACACCGATTTGATCCGATGCAGGGCTATAAATTCCAGTGTTTGCGTCGTCAGAAGGTTGGATACTTGGACTAGCCGCCGAACCGTCAGGAATCAAAACAGTGCCGTCGGCTTTCCTCAAAGAAATCCAATCATTATTTCCTTGATTCCTTCTTTTGAAAATATTGTTAGTTGTATCTCCCCACGGGCTAAACGCCGTCAATTGATCTGTCGGTGCTGAACTGTTACTGTTCGCAGAATTTAACGCCCTTAATGCGTCTTGAAGATCATTTCTTACGCTACTTCCTGAAGCGTTTGAAATTGTATAATCATGTATCGGACTCATTGTTTTATTTTGTTTTCTATAGTTTAAGCCCTACGCCCATAGCCTACAGCAGTCCAATAAAAATTACGATCAACAACAGTATTAGAAGAGTTCTTAAAGATTACTGTGAATCCTGTAGATGAAACAGCCGTTACGTTGTAATAATCTCCACTAGCCATGTTTTGAGCAACAATTCCAATGCTCGGCAAATAAGCTGTAGAGCCACCTCCTAAAGCAGATGTCCCTGTAAAAAAAGCATTACTAAAAGTTAAAGATTTACCAGACCCAGACGTACCACTGGCAACAAGTCCAACGCTTTGTTCTGTTCTTTGATCTAAGGAAGCCGTATAACCCAATTGATCAACAAGAATATTTTGATCGGTTGAGGTACTTGTTAAATCCGTTTTAAATTGAAATCCTCGACCGCTAAAAGTTCCATTTGCACAAGGAATCCAACTGCTCCAAGTAGGCGAGCTACTCGGATCGTCAGTTGTTGTCCTAATTTTTAAAGCAGCATTAACACTGTCAATAATTCCTCCATCCCAATCTGTTCTTGCATCTACATCAGGCCAATTATCTATTAAATCGCTTTCAAAATTTCCTCTAGTTACAAAATAACGAGAAAGATCAAGTGCATAAGTATGCTCCAAATCAAGAACAGAAGCGAACGTATAAGTACCAGAAGAACTAACATCTCCACTCGAAACAGTGAGTTCTAAAGCGTCAGCCGATGCATCATAAGCTGTATTGGTTTTTGAACCACTAAAAGGCGTGGGACTGATTTGATCTTCTCTTTGTGTTTTGACAATAAGCGTCTGGTTTTTTTCAGCTAGTGTAATAATTACGCTCGCTTCATTTAAACTTTGTATTCCAGAAGAGTCGGCAAACTTAACAAGTATTTCTCCTGAAACCTTTGGAATAACTGCCTCTGTTGCGTTTCCTGCCTTTGCATCAATTAAGTCAACTGAATTACTCCACGTTCCGTTTCCGTCTGTCAAAGAAGAATGTCTAATGAATATTTTGCCTCCTACTTTTACATCAAGATCAACAGATTGATCCCACCTCAATCTTCCTGAATTTTGATTGATAGATTCAAAAGTTAAGTTTTGAACGTCACCCGGTCTAGCAGATTTACCTTCAAGAGTAAATGTTTCAGAAACAGAAGCACTACCTTTTCCTAGAAAGCTCAATGCTTGCACTTTTACCTGAAGCGATCCTTTTAAAAGATTTTCAATATTGATAGAGGGACTCTGAGTTGAAACTGTCTGCCAATTTCCGTAAGAAGTTCCATCACTAGAAAAACGATAAGCAACCACATAAGAATTTAGTGGGCCACCTAAAGTGGGAGCAGTCCAAGAAACACCGAATCCAACAAAAACACCTTGTCCTCTTTGGTATAAATATTGTGCTCCAGAAATACCCGTTACGGAACCGGGTGCATCGTTTAAGTCTGAGACATCCCGATGTTCAACTTTTAAATTCTGTTCAACTGCGTCATAAATAGTTGAGTTGTATTCAAGAGCAGTTACAGAAAAAACTCCTTTGCCTTCTTCGGAAACATTCACAACATTAAATTGCTGTGATTGAATCCCTGTTGTTTGAATTAACCAAACTTGTCCGGCATTAGGAGCTTCACTAAAACTTCCTTGAATATCTATCTGCCTATCAAAAATCGCTTCAATTGCTGTAATTGGTTTTGTTTCTACTAATCCCGTTGGCAACAAAACAGAAAGAGTTGGAAAAGCCGACATATCGACATTGTTTAAGTCAGTATCAGAGTCAACAGTTATTGAAGTTGTTGTTGCTGATTGAATCCGACCAAACCTTCTCCTTCCAGCTTTTACCGGATCTGCAATATCTATCACCATACCGGGTCTGAGAATTATTCCTGAAGAAATATCAACGGAAAAAGAAACGGTTTGAGTTAAATTCTGTTCACTAAGTAACATCCATTTTCCTAGTCTTCTTGCTTGTCCTTGTGAATAACATCCCAAAGCTTGCACTTGCGTCGGGATGATTCCGTATTTTGCAATTGCGTCAGCATCCTCTACATATTCAATTTTTACATCTCCTAACCCGTCATAATCTTGATAACCAACAGTAACAACTGTATGTCTTACTTTCTGTGAACTTCCTTGATACTCAAAATTACCATCAACAATATTACTAGGGCCAATCACATACTGAGAATCACGAGGTTTATCACATAAAGCAACTAACGAACCGGAACTATAAAAACTCATACCCCTAAAGATTGCCGTCATTGATTGAATTGCGTTATAAACTTCCGCCTTTGAGTTAATTAACATATTGCACGAAAATCTGGGTTCTACTCCTCCTTTTCCATCAGAAACAAGTTCATTGCAATATTGGCTGATTTTATAAAAATCAAAAGCATCTAAACTACTTGCAGGAATCGAACAGCCAAATCTTGTATTAGTTAAAAGATCCCACAAACACCAAGCAGGATCATTTGTCCATTGAAGATTATTTACCGTTCCATTAAACAAACCGGAATAAGTAACTCGTCCAATATGTGTACTCGTATCAACAGAACCATTATGAGGAATATTGATTTTCAACCCCCTAATTAAATATTTTCGCTGTGGAATAGAATTAAAAGAAGACGCATCAAAACGCAGATACATCAACGCAGAGTTTGGATAAGATAATTTCTCATCAGATATTTTTGTATAACTTTCCCAAACAAAAGCACTTACATTTTTATTACTAGCATCATCTGAAAGCCTTACAAGTTTTACTTGAATAGGCCAATTACTTGAACCACCACTTTGACCGTTCCACTGTGCTGGAGTAATTACATAATCCCGTTTGTAAGTTGAACTTGACTTTCCTGAAATCGTATCGGTTTTTATATCTTGAAAGCTTGCACCGTTATAAGCAAGTTGGATTTTTAACTCGACACTGTTATGAACAATATCTCCATCATCTTCAAGCAGTTGTAATGCATTAAAAGAAATAGTGATTCTTATTTTATCAATACTTGTACTATTTGTTCCATCTCCTATTTGCTGCGTTGCACTAGCTGGAGGGTTTACTTTAGTAATAGTTGCCCCAACACCTTCCTCAACAGAAGTGCCTTCTAGATCAGAAATATAAGTTTGTCCTTGAGTCCCTAACCTGTCATAAATAACTGAATAAGCATTGGAGTCGAAACGGTCTTCACCTGCTGCATTTTGAATGGGAGTCCCGTCGAGAAAAATACTGTTCAACGGATAAGCCTGATTGTCTAATCCTTGAATTGGGCCTTCTGCAATTAGATCCAACACTTTTGCATGTTGAACTGACTGAAGCGAATCATCAGCCTCTGTCGGAGTCTTACTCCCTCCGCCTTTTCCTCCTCCTCCAGCTCCTTGAATTAAAACCATGTTAAACAACCTGATCTGTGTCTAATCCGACGGAAATTGCCGCACTCCCAACATATAAGCGTCCGTAACAAATTGGAACGGGTACGCCTTGTTCAATAGTATTTGTAACGCCTCCAAAACCAAAGCTTTCATTTTTATTTGCTTCTTTCGGTCTTGGAGGTTGCGGTGAAAGCATTTGGGCAACGCCTCCTAAAGCTAAACTTGCTCCAATTGATACCGCCGCTTTTGCCATCCACGTAGCTTTTGCCCAACCAGTAGCAGCAATTCCACCGGGTACAAAAACAGCAGTTGCCACTATTGCAGCCCCTAAAAGAAACCGTCCAAATCCGCTACCTGCTCCAGATAAGACAGGGGTAATACTAAATACTTCTTTTTCACTCCACGGGTAAGATAATTCTTCAATATTGTCTTGACCTATTTGGGAATGACCAACTAAAACCTTATAAGCGATCCCATTTTGATCATTATCAATAAACCATTTTTCAAGCCCACTAAAGTTTGCACATAAGGCTTTAATCGCTTGAGCAGGCGTTTCTACGTTTAATTCAAAAGTTCCTTGACCTAATCGTTTCTTTAACGCTCCGTAAACTTTAACGACTTTCATGCCTCAAGCATAGCTCGGTTACTTTCTGATAATAGCCGCCATAGACATCACGAGATGAAAGTCTCCCTTGAACATGGTGCAAAATAATCATTTCACCTAAATATAGAGCTGCATGATTTGGAACAATTGAATCAAGTTTTAATAATAAAATGTCACCATATTTAATCGAATTCATTTCAACTTCTCTCATTCCTTCTTTTTTAAAGTTATCCAAATACATGTTTTCACCTTTTTCCCACCATTTATCTCTCCTAAAATAGTCTCCCATTTTTATATCCAATTCTTTCTTGTAAAAGTCTTGAACTAACGTATAGCAATCAATTACACCATGAAAGAAAGGACGACCAACAAACGGCAATTCATACCCATTAGGTTCACAATAGCCCCAATTTTCAGTGTCAGGATTAACAACAAACCACGGTAATCCAGATTTCTCACAAGCAACTAAATCGGCTGGACTGGGATGATGATTCGTTATGGGATGCGAATGAATAACACAAATTATTTCGCCTTTATCTTCACAATTGGCATAATCAACAGGATCTAAAACAAAATGCTCGTCGGGTGTCTCGGCCAAATTATTACAAGGAAAATATCTTTGACGACCTTTAACAACATGAACCAACCCAACGCTTTCTCTTGGAGCATCTTCTTTTGCATGTATTAAAGCTTCTTCTTTTATTTTTTTATTTAACTTCATTTGATTTGTCCAGCACCCGGAAAACCACCAAAAGGTAAAGTTCCACTAAATCGTTTTTTGCAAGAAGTTAATCTTTTTCCACAAACATCATTGGCTGCTCCACTAACTACATTGTCGTTTGCATCAAAATAATTGCTTCCCGTATAACTACATTCAGAAGACCTATAAGCCCATTGACAAACAGAAGCAACAATTTGTCTCTTAGGAACAGTTGTACCCGGTAAATCAAACTTAGACGCTAACTCAAAAGAAACCTGAGCCCTATTCTCTGACGTTTTTCTATCTATATACCACAACTCTGTTGGGAATTGAGCGTAAGGATCTGCTCCTGACTCACCATCAAGAAACTTTTTAAGAGTACGAATCCTTCTTACTTCTGCACCCCCAAGATCATTGCCCGCTGTCGTTTCGTTTACAAGCAATAACAAAGCAGAAATCTCAGCAACAGAAACATAAGATCCTGAAGTTGCCTTTTCAGCATTGCCGACGGTCAACATCGGACGAGGAAGCGTTCCTTCTCCTGCTTTATATTCAAAACCGTCGGCCATTATGGGTTGTTTTGAGTAACTTTCTCCTGCCCAGACAATGTCTCCAGTTACAGCCGCATTGACTCCGTTATGCCATCGGTAAATATCTGAGCTCCCATGAAGCGTAGAGTTTAGTCGTAATTCAAACAATTCAATAATTGTGTTAGGTGCTAAGGACGCTAACTCTTCAAAAGTACTACTAATCGCAGTCCAAACACAATTGTTATCAGTAACCGTTGATCCAATATCTGTACCCCATTTAGGTTCACTCGATCCGCTTGTTCCTGCTGTTGTGCATCTAAAAAATAATCCTGTAACTTGAGCAGTAGCAGCCCTTCGAATATCACCAACGCTATACGAAGTGCTGGCAGCCCAAGCAGTAACAGCCATTAGGGATCAAAGAATTGGATAAATGTTGCACTAATAGAAACTCTATTAATGTAAGGAACTGTCTTTCGCCAACTTAAACAACGCCATTTGTATCCCGTGGACGAATCAACGGGAGTCCAGTCAAAGGTAGCCCCGTCATCTGCTCTAGCGTTTAAAAAAGTTTCAATTGTGTCTGCATCTGCTTCCGAAACTTCCCATCTTAAGCTCCAGACTTTAGGGTTTTGGTTTAGTCCAAAACGTAAAACTTGAGTGTATCCATCTCCTAATTGGATTTGTGTAAGTTTTGGGTTGCTGCTTTTTGAAGACCCGTACTTGGGTTTAATAGAAGGAAATGATGCCATAATTTAAGTAGCTAATAAACCACCCGGTCTTTTTTGACGTACAATTTCAGCTTGGACGACACTTGCCAACATATTGCCTAATTCTCGACCTTGTTCTTCTTCTCCCTCGACAGCAGACCCAGAAGCATCAACATTAACAACAACAGATGTAGATCCTCCACCTAACTGGTCGTTTGGCACAATTGCTCCTGATCTGCTCGGAGTAAAAACCTCTGGCCCCTTCTCTCCTACGATATAAGAACTACCACGACTAACAGGCCCACCCTTTGCCATAAATGGAAGCTTGCTTAAAGCAAAATTAAGTCCAATATCTAATAATTTATCGCTAATTCTGTTAAGAATATTTCCTACGGCTTCTCCTAATGACTCTGTTCCTTTTATTGCAGCTTTTAATCCTTCTACCATTGAATCTTTTATTTCTGTCCCTAATTCCTTAAAAATGCCTTTTAATTTCTCAGCTTCTTTTACTTGCCCTTTTAGCTGTTCCCTTTTTTCAATAGCTGCTCTTACTGCTTCTTCATTCTCTAAACCACCCTTTTCTAACAATTTTTGAACTTCTTGTTCTAATAAAAACTCTTGTTCTTTTCCTGCTAATTGAGCTTCCAATAATGCTGTTTGTTCCACTATTGGAGCTAAGGCTGCTTTTTCTGATGCTGCCCTTGCCTTTGCTGCTTCTGCTATCTTTTCCGGTGTTTTAGATGCTAGGAACGCTTCTTTTGCTTCGTCTTTTTCCGACATCTCTTTGTTATGTATTTCTGTTTCTAATGTTTTGATTCGGTCTTGTAGTACTTTTATTTGTCTTTGTTTTTCTTTTCCTGCTGCTGCTTTTGCTCTACCAGTTCCCGAAACAGGAGTTTGAACTAACTTATCTAATTGTTTAGTTAATTCTTCCTGTTTTTTAATTAAATCAGTAGAACTGCCTGTTCCCAATAAAGCCTCAAATTCTTTCCTTGCATCCCTCGCTTCTTTCCCTATTTGACTAATCCCGATACCAATAGCAGCTACACCACCAGCAATTAAAGCCCATTTAGCAGCAAAAAGAAGCAAAGGAGCTAATGCAATTCCTATCCCTGCTAACGCTGCTTTTAAAGCTACTATAGATGGAATAACAACAACAATTCCAGCCGCTAAGCTAAGTGCCGCAATAGCTCCTCCTTTTACTGCTGGATTAAATTTATTAAATTCAATCAACAAAGTTGTTAATAATTTAGTTAATGGCAACGCTACAGGTATTAAGTTTTCTCCAACTGCTATCTGTAATTTTTCTATCTCATTCTGTAAATCTTTCATCTTCTGAACTGGAGAATTTTCCATAATTGACGCAATTTTTCCAGCCCCTTCTCTTTCAATCCTTTCTAATGAAGCAATAACAATATCTGCTGTTATTTGTCCTTCTGATGCCAGCTTCTTTAATTTTCCTACTGGCTGTCCCATTTCCCGACTAATCGCCGTCATAATGGCTGGCATCTGTTCAGAAATGCTTCTAAATTCATCTCCTTGTAATCGACCTGAGCCTAATGCCTGAGATAACTGCCTAAAAGCTCCAGCAGCTTCTACAGCACTTGCTCCTGATAGTTTTGCCGCCGTATTAAAACCAACAAAGGTGGTTTCTATATCCTCCAACGAAACACCCATCGGACGAAGACGAGCGTATATGTCTGCTACTCCACCTGCTGCTTCCCTTTGACTTAAACCAAAGGTTTTTGCTGCTTTTGCTGCTACTTCTAACGCCGCCGCATTCTCTCCATAATCTGACGTCAACAATGCAATCCTTTGTTGCAACGCTGCATAATCAGCAGCAGCAGCGACAGCCCTTCTTCCTGCTTCCGCTAATGCTAATCGACCAAGTACTCCACTTAATCCGTTTAATTTTTTAGTTATACCAGCCGCCGATCTTGCTGTTTCTTTAAACCTTTTACTTAAATTTTTTGCTTGCTGATTAACACGCCTTAATTGACTAACGGCCCCACCCGCTACAACTTTCAGAACGACGGGGACTTCAGCCACGCTTAATCACAAACTTCTTTTTATTCTACCGTTTTCTTCTTGACTTTTCTATTTCTCGTCTTTCATCTTCTCCTCTATTCTCATAAAAAGCAGCAAAATGAATAAACTCCGACTCCGATAATTCCAATCGAAGCCTACTAACAGTCATTCCTAATTCTGTTGCAAGGAAAAACTCAAAATTTAACCAGCTATCCCCCCTTAGTCTTTTTTTGTTTCTTTTAAATCAGCATTACCACCTACGCCAAACAAAAACAGTTCTATTTCATTCAAAACCGATTCTGGTAACTCCCTTTGTAATTTAATAGCATCTCCAGCTTGGAAAGCTTTTGTCCCGTCTTCTAATTCAGCTATTCGAACAAGCATTTGGGTGCTAATTTCTAAAGCTTCGTCTGTGCCTGCTGCTTCCTGTGCCTTCTTTCTATCCGACCTAGTTATCGGACGAAAGTAAAGATCAAGCAAGTCATTACCGTCATCGTCTTTTACTGTATATTTCTTTCTCTGAGAAAGATCGAACGTGCTAGTCAATAAATCAACTGCACGTTTTTTAGATGCTGCCATGTTTAAGTGATTTTATCTTTTTATATATTAGACAGCAGAGGTAATTGCACCACTAGCTTGGTATGTAGCAGAAACAGAAGTTAATTCACCAACTGTTGTTGAAGCACTAATTCCTGTAATGATTCCAGAGAAAGACCATTTTTTAGATCCAGATGTATCAATGTAAAACTCAAAGACAGCATCGCCACCATCTTCAGTTGCTAAAACATCGTCAATTAAATTCTTTGTTTCATTTCCTGACGCAGCCGTGTAGTTAAACTCAATGGAGCCAGAGCCAGAAATCAAGCCGCCAACATAAGTACGAGCAGTGTCGCCTTGAACGGTTGTTTCTAAAACCTCTTTAGCAAGATCAAGAGTCCAACTTGTAGTTTGAACAACTGCTTCGGCTGTACCTGCTGAGTTTTTAAACTTTACAGAGCCTTCCTCTCCTCGATAATTAGCCATTTAAAAAAAAGGGGTCAATGAATAGAGTTTAACCTTTTTCTGTCTTAGAAACAGATTCTTGTGTTTTTGATTTGCCATCAAGGTACTGCTGACAACGTGGGTCCCAAAGAGCAGGGTTTCTTTTTCCCTTGACCGCTTCAATAGCGTCAAGTTGTTCTTCTGTTAAATGGGGCATTAGAGAGATTCTACTGTTTCAAAAGTTATTCTAATCTGTGATTGAAAATAATTAGGTGGAGAAGAAGTTTCTTGAATATCAGGCCCGTTAGCAGCATCAAAATAAACGCCTGAAGTTATAACCCTATTAAATAAATTTCTGAGTCTAGACGCTACTTCCAAATTAGCTCCAGCCCCCATTCCTATCTCAGAAAATATATTAAGAACAACTATTCCATCAATCATATTTGCCGACCCTGTTGTTCCTCCAAGGGTTAAATAAGTATTGCTCCCAAAATTAACCAGACATTGAACCCACAATTCTTTTGTTGGGGTATAAGGCACATTATTAAAAACTACCGGAATAACTGGAGCCTTTTTAAGTTCCGCATTAACTCGTTCCTCAATAACTTGACGAACATCATTAAGAACGATTGCTGCCACTAGCCTTTCCTCCGTATATGCTCAAGTCTAGATTTAGTTTTCCTTAGTTGGGCTTTTGCAATCAAATCTAACCATCCAACTTGTGCTTGATCGCTTCCTCTAATGCCTGCTGCTTTCCATGACGGAGGCAAACTGGTGCCATAAGAAAGAGCTTCAGCGTATGGCAAATTATTGTGGATGTAATAGCTATTCCCAATGTTTTCAAAACCTGACCTGTAACCCACTGTTTTCATTCTTCCGTCTCCTTGGTCAACATACAAAGGAGTGCGGGGTTTGGACTTCTGGTAAAAACTTTTAGGTGCAGGTGGAAGTTGACCAGCAGCCGTACTGTTTTGGCCTATCTGCCAACTCATACGAAAACGACCGGTATCAACTGGACTTGCTTTTTTAATTGCGATGCCTAATTCTAAAACTGTACCTCTTAACAAACTTGTAACAGTATCCTCGTAATATGCCCCTAAATCATCCAACTTTATTATTTTTGTCATCCCCTTAATACCAGTTCATAGCTAATAGCCGTATTATCTTGTTCTACGATTTTTACCCTAATAATTTGATAAGTTGAACCACTAATAATAACTTTGTCTGAAGTAGCAGGAACGTAAGTAATGCTAGCTGCTGCAATAGTTAGAAGCCGATCATCCGCTTGAATAAGTTGGCTAACTTCTCTTTTATTTATATCTTCAACGAAACCTTTAATAGTTGTACCTGTTACTGATTCTGCTGCTTTGCCTGTTGCCGCATTGTAAGTACCTGTTGTAACTCGTCTAATGGTTACATCAGCACCAACTGTTTTTAAAACTTTGTTGGCTGCTTTTTTTAATGCTGAGGCAAGAGCCATTAGATCCGATAAGCAATAACAGAACCAGCACTTGTCTGAGTAATGCTTGTGAAAATCCCCTCGATTTCTGTACTTGCTTTTAACTCAATCCCAGAAACAGTAGAAGATCCATTTTTCGTTACATTCGGAGAAACTAACGTAACAGTTGAATCTGTTAGACAGGTGATTTTTCCAAACCTCCCAGTATGGGCACTCGTGTCTGTGATGATAAGTGCTGCTGGATAACTAGAAATTCCCATTGGGTTAACTCCGTTTGATGGCTACATTACCGGGTCCACTAATTCTAAGGCCAGTGAAATACCTTTCAAACATTGGTGGAACTCTATCCGCACCAATAGATCCGTAAAAGTTAGGGGTTACATTCATGCTACCAATATTGACCTGTTTAAAGTCTTCTAGTCCTGAAAGCCCTAACCCGTCTTTATTGTTATGTAAATAAACACTCAAAACAGCTTGTGCCTTTTTGATCTGATCAGGGATTTCTGTATCAGTAAAATAATCAGTTGTTATACGAAATGGAAAACCAACAGCGTAAGTGTTGATATATGTATCCGGTTTCCTAACTCCTGTTCTTGGCCACTGAAGAGATTGAGTATCTGTCGCTCTAGCACCTAGAAAACGCTCACGATCAATTCTTTGTGCTGCTGTATAAAGAGCACGATTCTTTTGATCGGTTGTAGCAGAAGCCCACTCAACAACATCATCATCTTCAATTAAACCGTCAATCAATGATTGAGCGTCAGTCAGAGTCAGATAACTGTTTGCGTTTGCTGCTCCCACCGTTGCGTTGATTGCTATCGCCATCAGTAGAAACTTTAGATTTCGTTTTACGCTTTTGTTTTGGTTTAGGAGCAGGACAAGAGACTGCTGTTAAAGCAGCCTCCTGTTCTTTTGCTCGCCTAAATGCGAACATCCCCATTAGCTAGATGCACCCTTTAAAAGTACAAAGTTCAAAACGATTGCTTCGCTTAATGAACCACCTGAAAGGTTGCCAACTGAAACCTTGAAAGATCCAGCCGCTACAGTTGAAACACAGAGCCAATAAGCACCTGCTGTTCCTCCTGAACCGTGATTAACAACAACAACATCAGTCGCCGCCACACGATCATTAGTCACAGTAAAAGTGACTTCAGCCGCATCCGCTAACGCTGCATTGTTCATTGTGATCTGACCTGACTCAGTATTAAGAGTCACGCCAGTTCCTTTGTTTGTTGCTTGAGTAACTGTTCCGCCAGTAGTAGGGCCAGCAGCCTTACCAGCCGTTACTTCAAATTTTGAAGGCATAATTAATTACCTCTAATCCTGAGCAGAAACGTTCGTTGCACGAACAATTCCTATGTTTTTAAGCTCGTAGACCTTCGACCAGTTGGCTACGGTTTCTAGTTGGGCACGAGTAGGATTTGTTGTAGTAACAGCCCACTTAGAACCAACAGGATGATATGTGTAATGAAGATCGACAGCTAGAGCATCGGACTTAGCCAAGATGTCTCTGTCAGTTTCCATTGTTAATCCAGCCTGCTCACCTGAAGCGATTGCTCCAGCAGTAAAGAAGTACGTTGAATACTCAGTAGAGGCTCCAGAACCAGTTGTTGCTACATCATCAGACACGATTACTCTTAAACCGCAATAAGTAGGAACAGCACCATTACTGCCATAAGCAGAAACGATTGAACCACCAGATGCAGTTGCACCAGCATTAGTGTCAGACGCTACAACATAGTCAACAAGCTTACGCTCAACTAAGTCGTAGTAAACCTTTGAGTGAATACAAACAGCAGTTAGCTTGTCACCTGCATCGCCTAAAATGGCTTTTGCTTTTGCAACATGCTTTGGACTTAAACCTGTAGGAGTATCGCCACTTTCTGAGTCAATACAAAGATTGAAGAAAGCAGAATTACTGTCATTTGCATTTATAGAACCAAAAACTCCAGAAAGAGTAGAAAGTAAATCTTTCTGTCTTTGGTTTGCTATGTAAGCACCAAGCTTATTACCAATTGCTGCCATAGGGTCACTACCAGCAGCTAAAGCAGCCAAATCTCTTGCTTCAAAAGCACGACCTCTGTGTAAAACAACAGAAATCTGTTTGTCTGCTGAAATCTTACCGGGTGTTAATGATGTGCTATCTGATAGAACTTCAAAATCACCAGAAAGATTTGCTTTCCAAAATGGGACGTTAACAAAGTCTCCACCCTCAGTTGCGTTTAACTCTGCCAAAGGCTGAACCACACCGCTAGCTAAAAAAGCGTCACGTTGAGTTGTTTGCTCTATGACATAAGGTGTAAACACCTCTGGGATGATCACGTCCGACCGTAAGGTCGCCATAAAAATACCAAAGAAATAGAATTACGATGTGGGCCACAAGCCCCTGACTCGGCACAGCCTTGTCTTATCTAACTATACTAACGCTTTGCAGCCGATTGTAACCGATCATATAAATCTTTGTCTGTTCTATACAACCTCATTTGTTCTGTAATATTGAAAGATTCAGACTCAAAAGGATTCTTGGTCCCAGAAGGAACAGCCGCAGATGTTGTTCTTCCAGCAGGAGCCCCACCCCCTTGCGGTACCTGTTGTTTCAGTAAATAAGGTGCTTGTTCTTTTAGTTTTGTTTTAGCCCAATCAGCAACAGGAATACGCTCGTATCCATCAACAACAACAGGCTTTCCTTCTTGAAGATCAATTTTGTCTTTTGGTAAAAAGTTCTGTAAAACTAAATTAGGATCGTGAACAACTTCTGCTAATGCTTGGCTTGCGGGTGAAATTAATTCGAGTTCTCGGAGCTTTGATTCAAGCTCTTCTATTTTCTGTTTATCTGTTGTTGATTTTTCTCTATATTGTTGTTCTAATGCTTGTTTTGCTTCTCCGTACTTTCCTTTCTGCTCTAATTCGACCTGTTCCGCTTTCGCCTTAAAATCAAGCAAAGCTTGAACATCCACGTCAGGAGAAGCGTTCGCTTTTGCTTTTGCTTTTTTTGTTTCGTCTAATAGCTCAGCGTTTTTTTTACGCATCGCCTCTACTTCAGCTTTTAGATTCTCAACTTCAGAATCGACAGCCTGCTCCACAGGAGCGTTAGCTTCTTCAGACATAAAACCCACAGGGTTGTTTAGATGGTTTTAGCATACCAACTTTTTATTAAAATTACCATTTAACTTTTTTTCTTAGAAGCTGTTTTCAGTTGAGATCGTTTTTTTAAAACCGAATTGCCTGTTGATTCTGATTTGATTCTAATTACAGGATCTTTATCAGTTCCAACTCTCGTAACTGTTCCTCCAGATGGGCCTTTGATAGAAGCTCTTTTTCCAGCAACACCCGTAACTTTTCCATACGTACGAACGCCTTGATAAATCCAGCTAACTCTTGATCCTTTTTTCATTTCTTCTTACCTCCTTTCTTTTTCTTTTTTGGTCTTCCTACTTTAGATCCATAAGTTCCGGCACCTTTAGGCATGACAAAAAAGCAATTAACTTAAACATAAGCCGAAGCCTCTAACTCTTCATCTGTTACTTGATCCTTTTTAATCATTTCTTTCATTTGATTATACAAGCGATCTGCTGTCACAAAATCAGCCTCCCAGTTAGCTATCTTCCGTTGATGGCACAAAGCTAAATACTTGGAATTACTAATCACAATCCTTCATAAAGCATGTTGATATATTTTAGTGCTTTTGCATCAGAAATACCCACAAGATTATCGGTTCGTTCCCTAATGTTTCGTGACATTAATTCAGGTCCGTCCAACTCTTTTTTTAATAGGGTTCTTACTTTTTTTCTGTTTGAAATAAATTTTTTATATTTGGAGCTACTTTTTGCCAAGAATCCATCAGGTCCAATCAATTCAAGTTCACCAATAACTCTTGTAGATTGCCAATCTCCTCCAAATGTTTGTATTCCGTCTCTAATCGTTGCCATAGTTCCACCTGTTTGGGCAAATTCTCCACGTCCTCCAATCCCTGTTCCTATAGCTTCAATTAATGCCGCTTTTGGATCTGATTGAGCCATTCCTAAATCTATTGCCATCCCTTTCTTTGTTTTTCTGTCATAGAAGAAATTCATCCCGTGCATATCGTTATGAGCAATTCCTTTTAAGTGAATAGATTTTCTAACGTCCAAATATGAGTCCATCATTTCAACAGCTTCTTTTTTACCTGCAACTCCTACTGCAATTTCTTTCATTAAAGGCTTGCCCTTTGCTTTGCCCATTGTTAAGTATCCAGTTTTAATTGTTACCGTTGACGACGAAGCAATCTGTGCTTTCCTTTCTAATTTTTTAAACCCGAAGAGTTCAGGAACAACACCTGTATCCTGCAACTTTCTCATAGAAGCAACTTCGTTTTCAGCTATACGACCACGCTTAATAACAACTCCACCTTGCCTGTTGGATACATACCTAGCTTCTCCAGCTACTCCTTTGCCTAATTTGACAGAACTGGGTTTCTCGAAGAATTTCTTAGGATCATCAACAATAGGTTGAATCGGTCTGTTCCTTCCTGTTCTCTTTGGTTGCAATTTCGCAGGATCGCCGTATCGAGCCTTTAATTGTTTCAACGAAACCTCGCTCCCATCCTCACGAACAATTGAACGCAACGCATCCTTTCCACCCTTTTGTTTTGACAACCGACGAAAATAAGCCGACTTTTCTTTCCCTAAAACTTCAGCCTGCACCCCTTTAGGTTGCCGAGCTAACCATTGTCCGTATGTCATATTTCCGGGTACTGGTCTGCCCTTTTGTTCCTCCCCCCATTTGGCTGCCCTTTTTGTTTCATCCGGCCCGAAGACTTTATCCGGTGGCGTTTCTCCAAACTGCTCGTACCATTCGTCATCTATAACAGGAACGATTGTTGATCTGCAATTAAAATGTTGGGGTGGGGTTGGCCCTTTGTTATATGTGAATTTCTGACCGTCAAGTTGAGCACAAATGGCAGATGTTCGGCTATCTAAAGTCGCCACATATTTATATTTTTTAGCAATATCAGAATTAGCTTCAAACGCTCTTTTGCTTGCTGTATTTGCAACTTGATTAACGCTAGTTCTAACAATCGTCATCACCTGATGATTTGCCATTTTTGTGGCATGTCCTCCAGCTAAGGCAATTTGTCTAACATTTCCAGTTTGCCCAAATTCCAAACGACCTTTTAATCTTCGAGCCATTTGCTGAGTTGTATCACCTGCCAATAATCCACTTCTAACAACCTGACTAAATCGTTCGGCCTGCTGAACAGCTAAACCACGAAATGCTTTCTGCACTGTGGTTCCATTTGGCAATGTTATATACGCACCCTCCGGTGCCGTTAATTTGAATTTGCCCCCTCGCAATTCATCCTGTAATTGATCGGGAACATTAAAAATATTGACTGATGTGGGGTCAGTCATAACAACTGATTTGGCAAAATCAGGACTAACAGCAACAGTCCTAACAGGAACATATTCTCCTTTAGGAACCAGCTTTTTTAACTCATTTTCCACAAACTCAGACTGCAAAACTGCCAAACCCTGCAACTCTTCCCTTGTTACATTTGCACTATCTATCGCCCACGTTCCAAGCGATTCTTTTAATTGGGCCAATAATGACCGAAGCCTAGTTGCTGTATATGGTGCTGTTGTTTCGTCTATTTGTTGTAATTTATTTGCTGTTTCAACAATGATGTCGTTATAGGTTGTAATTAATTTTTTAGACACTCCATTGCTAAAACGATTAAGGTCAATCGCTTGGCGATAAAAAGTGTCAGGGGTTGGTAAGTCGGCCATCCATTATTCATCTAATGGTTCTTCTATTTCACCTGTTGTTGCTTTTTGTTCTGGCTGATTCATTTCTATTAATCCGGCTGCCTGTGTCGCTTCTAATTCTTCTTCAACCTCAAAATCATCTCCTAAAACTTCACCCTCATGTAGCTGTTTTAATAGAGTTTCTTGTGTGATTGTTCCGGCTGTAAATAGCTGAAGAAGGCTTCCTATTTCTTGCGGATCTAACCTAGAAGCTAAGAAATCACGATTAACAAAACTGCTACCTGATTCATTCGATCCCAAATAACGAGCATGAAATAAAAGGCTGTTATCAATCATATCCTGCATCTGCTGTGCTACGACCTGCATTGTTGAGTCGCCTTGAGAACGGTCAATAGTTTTTGCTTCGGCTGTTTCTGCTGACAGCTTTTGACCTAGAACAGCAGCTAAACCAAGTTCGTTTATTTGGCCTTCTAGCTGTTCTAATCTTTTAAATTGTGCGTCATAGCTAGTCCCTTTACTTTCTATATATTCGGCACGACCTTCAGCAGGGAAAGCGATTGCTTCACCCGGTCCTGCACTTACTTCTTCTGAACTCTGAGGAAATCCATAAAACGCCAACATAGGCACAGCACTGATATGTAATTGATTATCTAAATCGCTTTGTGTTTGATATGCCTTCAGATTTAATTCTGCTATGTCTTCCATCGGTGGACGAGATTCCATAACATTTACCCTGTTTGCATAGGCAACAGAAAACGGTATATCAGGTAAACTCATCGAGCCTTCATCATGGAGCGTAAACTCTCCCTTATCGTCTTTTCTGTGGATTTCAAAAGCACCCGGTGTTAATAAACGAACTTGCTCCACCTGCTTTTCTCCATATAAACCATCAGGCTCAATAACCTTTTCTAACAATCTAAGTTGAGATAATTTCTGTTGACCATTTTCAAGCTCTGTTCTCCAACCCAATATTTCCCTTGGCGTATAGGCAACCCAATAAGGTCGGCCCCCTTCCCCAGAAGCAGGAGCATCAACTAAAACGCCCACATGCCCGTAACGAATCATTTTTCTTGCTGTGTCGTAAGTCCATACATTCAGATCGTTACCCTGAAGATCAACATCAAATAACTGCTCCCTAATTACATCAGCAACATCATTTAATCGAACAGGCTTTCTTGTCAGCATTCCAGCCAACATCCGTTCCAATCGAATGTAGAAAGGAGGGGCAACAGAACGAGCTAAACGGTTGTCATAACTATCGTCTTGTTCCCTCGGTTCCTGTGGAAGATAGCGTCTATGCTTTCGCCTTATTTCGTATGTGCCGCCTAATAAATCTTCAATCAATACCCAATGAGGCTCCTGATTTTTCCACGCAGCATTAGGGTCATTTATTTCAGAAGTTGCTCCTGTTTTTTCCCTGTTGTAATAATTGAAACCGCTATACACTGTGACGCCTCATCTTTTTAAATCAGTTTAGTGTACTCTTAAAAGCTTTTTAATACAGTCTAATACCTGTGCCCCGTCCTGCCCGAGCATATAACGGATTAAATTCACGCCATACCAAGTAGCCAAGAGCATCATTGACATGGTCGTATCCACCTTCTTTGTCTGGGTCTCCATTTTCGTTATAGCTTTGAAGTTCCAAGCACTCAATCAAGCGTTTGCAACAGGAAGCAATCTCCAATCGTACTTTTCCTTGTCCGTTCTCAAGAAGAGCTTGCACAGACGAGACTCGATCACGGATTGGTGGGTTTGCTTTTGGGCTTTGGTTGGTAAAACCATAACTCTCGAGTATGGATATATCGGTTTGTGCTGCATTGGTTGAACGGTTCCCTCCAGAGGAATCAGGGTAAACAAAAATCCTACGGTTAGGATAGCGACGTATTACTTCTTTGGCTAGCGAATCCGTATCGTGTGCTTTTGTGATTTCATCAATGATTATTAACTTATCACCTACCCTAACTCCAATTACAGACGACATATTCCCAATATTGAAATCTATACCGATACGCAATGGCTCATCCTCAAAATCATATTTTTTGTCTGAAATATGTAATTTTCTATCAAACCTGTCGTACACCTGACCAGCCGTTAAATTCGTAAATTCTCCATTTAAGTACGCCTGTAACAAGCTAGGGTCGTAGTTCGCTTCTAATCTTTTAATAAAGTCAGCAGGCAAATACGGATTATCGGATGTTTTCATTTTTATCAGCCTACGATCTTCTCTTTCTTGTGCTTCCTCGCTTCCGAATGTTTGCCACATCCAACGGAAACCTTCAGGTGTAGACGCTGCTGCAAATTGCCGGACATTTCCTGATCTAAGTCGTCCGAGGATCTTAGGAAAAGCCCGTTGACAGGTTGTTGGATTAACAGTATCTATTTCATCCGCTAAAACATAAGCCAAGTTCAAACCAATAATTCTCGACCAGTTTTCAAACGACCTACATAAAATTTTCGTATCAGCTATAGGCAAATGAAGGATATATTCTGGCAACGGTGAAGCCCTAAAAGTGTAAGGAACCTCGTACTCTTCCAGAAATTGTTCAAAATCATTCATCCATATATCACGAATCAATGGGCCTGTTGGTTCCATAATGCAGCCGATAAACCCTTGATTTGCCGCCGCCATAAATAATGTTTTTGCTGCTAATGCCCTTGTTTTTCCTGCACCATAACCAGCAGAAACGCCCAATATTTCAGTAGTAGAATCATCAACAAAATCTCGTTGACCCGGGTGTAAATCGTTTCTAATCCTTTGAAGGATTTTCTCTAAATCCAGACTGTCAACTTGATCTCCAGCTTTAGTGAGAACACAGCCTGATGGAATGTTGTCATAAATAGTCAATCTAATATCCTCGCTATTCGAGCAGCCGAATTAATACAACCTAAAGCAACAGAAGGGTTGTTAGTTTTTCTTGCTTCCTTTTGCAGCGAAGCCAATTGAGACAATAGTTCAGCAACCATTGTTTGCCGATCAATTTCCCAGTCGGCCCGTAATACTTTTCTAGCTTTTTGAATATATTTATCTACTTGCCTTGCCCCAACCCCCCACTCACTTGATCCATATTGAACGCATTCCGAACGAGTAGCTCCATTAGCTAACAGACGAGCAACTCTGTTAACTCTCATTTCCACCTTTGCTGCTGTTGATTTAGATGCAGGCATAATTCAACCCAAAACATTCCAAAAGAGCGTTTTACCTTTTGATAATTTTTGACACATTTCCCACGCTTTTAAATCGTAATTACCACACGAAGGGAAAGGAGATTCATATCCACTAGACCATGAAAAGTCTTTAGGGTACTTATGTAACGTAACATTTGATGAATAAGTTTGCTTTTCGTTCCGACTTGCTAATCCCACAATCACACCATGAACAGGGATAGGATCAAACGCTTTACCTAAACAACGAGCAAGCATTCCTGAACCTGTCGCTGCCCATACTTGGTCCACATTTCCAACCATTGAACGAACTAATTTCATTTGATGGATAAATGGGTTCGATGCTTCTGACACATCAAAGCCTAAAGGTAAAAACAAAGCCCCTTTATCTTTTGCGTATTTTTTTGCTTTTGATTGAACATTAGACATGTAACCATACGGAACCTGATAAATAGTTGCACCATTTTTTAACGCTTTTTTTTGTCTAGTATGTAGCTCTTTTCTTTTTGCATAAAACAACGTCACTTTGGTTTTTGTTCTGCCACCCCAAACTGAAAGTGCATACGGAGCACCTCCACAAAAAGGGCCACCGAATACAACTTCTTTTGCATCCTTAACCAAGTAAGGTAAAAACCTCATTTTCGAACCACCCGGTACAAGATCATCACGAACTACTAAAAACCGATTGTGTTCTTCAATAATCGGTTTTGGCTGCCACCAGTTATTAGGCATTGATTAAAGCCCTCGTTTCAGAATTACAAGCAACATCAATTACTAAATGAATCCTTGTTGTTTGACTCGTGTTTTTAACTGCGTGTGGTTTCCTAATGTCTAGATAAAAAAGAGATCCAGCAGGAAAGTGAGACATTACCTTCTCTCCTGATAAATTCCACGAAGAAAAAATACAACCTGTTCCCGTTTGCAATGGAATATGTAGACGAGCAATCCGTCCGTTAGATGTTCCGGCATTTCTATCTGTAATGTCTGCATGTCTTGTCAACTCACCATTGTTTGCTTGCAATCGCATTAGACGAACTCTTTCTAATTTACCGGGTATAGAATTTGCCAATTTCCATACAGTAGGAAGACTTGTAGCTGCTGCTGTTGGTGCACATTTAGCTAATAACCTTTTAGGATTTGACAGCTTCCATCCTTTCGACATTTCTTCGGGTTTAATAATAAATTGCGGATCATCCGGATCAAAACCCTGCAACGCAACAGCCGTCCAAGATTTGCGTTTGTTATAGGAACTGTAATGTTGCTCCCACGGTGGTTTAAATTGATTAATTTCTTTTAGGCATTGTTGAACTGTTTCAACATCTGCCCCTTTCCCTAATAATTTTAAAGCCGGAATATCAGACTCAAACAGGGAACCAGAAACCCGTTGAGTTTCGTTGACATTTTTAACGTATAAAGTTTTTATATCAGACGAAGCAGATACTTTTGTTGCTACTGCTGAGAATCCTAACTTTAGGATAACGTCTTGTACGTGGCTGTTTTCTGCGTGGACTTCAACCCATGTAGGACGAGGTCCAGACTTTGCTATTAGTTTTGTTAGCAGGGTATGAACTCCAGCCGTTGTGCCTGCTATCGCTTTAACTTGTAAATCATTTTTCAATACAGTTATTTTCCTTTGGGCAAAATCAGTCTGTAAGCTTTTTGATTTAGATATTCGAAAAATAGCAACTGCTGTAATTTCTGAATCAGGACGAACCCAAACAAGTTGTTTGTCCTTTAACGCATTAGCAATGTCTCTTTCTTTGGGTAATCCAAAAGCACCGTAAGTATGTGGTTTAAATTCCTTTTTGAAAATTGCGGCTACTTCTTTTAAAAAGGAAAGTTCAAACCCTAAAGCCCAAGCAGGAGCATCCATTATAATTCTCCTCCGATTGAGTCAGCCGTTAATTTTTCACCATATTCTGTTGATTCTGGCTCCTGTTCGTATTCTGCTGGATCTTCATGGATTTCACCAAAATCACAAGGGCCACATTTCTCCGTTGCTTTTTTAGGGTCGCCTTTAACAAAGACCAATACGTTTTGATGAGTTTTACCAAACTTCCTACCAGCCGAAAAGATACGTCCTGTTCTTATGGCAAGTGTTCCAACAGGAGTCACTAAGATAGCTTCGTTGTAATAATCTAATCCTGCTTCTATAAATGCATTAATGGTGTCTCCTACAAAATTGCGATAAATTCCTTTTTTATCTCTAATTTCACCAATAACAAAACAAGCAAACGAATCATCCTTTAAAAGTGAACAGGTTTTAATAATTATTTCTTTGTATGCTGCTACAAATTGATCGTAAGAAAGAGTAGAAATATCTCGTTCGTCGTCACTGTAAACTTCCAGATCAGCGTAAGGTGGGCAACTAAAAATCATGTCGGCTTCTACTCCACCTAAAATTTCATGTATGTCCCGACTGTCTCCTGTTTTCCACGTTGG